TATTGTATGTTTAGATACTGGTGCTGATAAAGATGAAGTATTGGCAGAATATAAAGATTCCAGATATTACTGGATTGAAGATAAGTGGGCCAATGCTGAAGCCGGCTATAAAGCCGGCCTCAGTTGTATCGTGTTAGAACATGGTCATAATATGTACGAGTATCATCCAGAAATTACTATCTTAAAAAACTGGAAATCAATATTTGACCATATTACCGATCAGTCGGAATAAAGGTGTTTACATTTATCACCGTGCCAGCGATAGAAGTTGGCACGATTGGATATCTTGCCACAATGCTTACATTCTATATCCGGTCCACGAATACTATCTAAAGATGCTGGATTGTGTTTTTTACCCCACATTGGATGTTTATCTCCATTTTGATTTTCAATAAGCCATTCTTTAGTTCTCGTTACACCATACATTCCATTATTTGCCCCGCTTCTTTTACCAATAGTATTTTTTCTTATTAGTTCTTTTGATTTTTCTGAGTGTTTTTTATTAAACATAGGATTATTAGCACCCTTAGTGTCTGGAAATAAACCACCACCTGACGATGTATTATACCCATTTGTAAGAGAGTCGTATTCGCCAATGAAAAAATCTTCCATTACAGTTAGTGTGTGAGACTGATTAGCTTTAACTGATTCTTTGGCAAGATAGATTTCATCCCAGACAAATTTATCCCAGCCATAACTACGAATCGCATCATAAAATTTATTCTTACATTCATCAGTAAAGCACCTATGTTTATGCGACGAAATTCGTGTTTTTAATTTTCTTGAAGTAAACCCAATATAGACTTTGCCAGTGATAGTATTAGTAGCTCTATATATCGTATAAATATTCATGCTGAATGCTCTCCAAAGCGTTAGAGTCCCTGGGTGTTGGTTCACCGCGAGGGACATCTTTATTTAGTCAGCGTACATTTTTAATACATGACTAATAATGGCGTGACGTTGTATATCACGATTATCCATTCCACAAACAGCTATTCCTTTAACACCTCCTTTCAACGCTCTTTCGCAGACATCTGCCAGGCCGTTGATTCCTTTTTTGTGGTCGTTTTGTTCTATATCACCAGTGATAACTATCTTGCTGCCTTCACCGATACGAGTTAATAACATCTTCATTTGAGCAGGTGAGCTATTCTGCATCTCGTCAGCTATAATGTATGCGTTCTTGAAGGTTCTTCCCCTCATAAACGCCAGCGGTGCTATTTCTATTTTTTGATCCTCTAACATACCAGCAATATCTTGCTGTCTATAATATTCACGAAGAATATCAGTTAGTGGTCTTACCCATGGATCCATCTTTTGGTTTAAATCTCCAGGAAGAAATCCATGCTTTTCGTCCTCCACGCCAACTGCTGGTCGTGTTAATATAATGCGATCAACCTCTCCTTCACGAAATGCCTTGACAGCTGCTAGCATGGCCAGATAAGTTTTACCTGTGCCGGCTGGGCCTGCTGTGATTACAATATGTTGGCTTTCATCTTGCAATGCCAATACCAACCGCTCTTGATTTCGTGTTCTAGGCACTATATCAATGGAACGTTGTTTTACTGGTTTTGTTTGAGTGAAATTTATTGTGTTTTCTTGAAATACCGTATCACGGCGTTGTGATTTTACTGCTCTGTGTCTACTCATAAAGCCTCTTGTAGAAGTTAGATTACTGCTAACAGCGCCTTGCTGTCTATAATATTTACAATATACAAATTGTTTATTGTATGAGTACTATAATATTTGCCAGAAATCATAAATATTTCTCTAGGCCTCATATTTTTCAATTTTTCAATTTTATGTCATATTAAGATTTGTACTAAATACATTACTATGGCAAATAAAGCATTCGACTCAGAAATATTCAAAGATCATAGCGATTATTGGCAGGTCGCTAAAAACATCAAGGACATCTATATGTCCGAAGGAACCTTACTAACATTGCTTGATTTTGAGCGTGTTTTGGATTCCATGGATATATACGCATTTAAAAACTGGGAATTAGGTGAACTTGTCCAAGGGCCCACTGTCACAAAATATAAGGTTTCTTGTATATTTCTTTGGCCAGAAAACTTAATGCCAGACCCACGCGGTGGTCGTAGATTACTGCCATTTGACTGCGAAGTAAAGTACAAACGTACTAACATGAAAATTCCTCTTAAAATTGAGGATCCTAAAGATTATCGTCCCGGCACCAAGATAGCTAGAATCATTGAGAAAAAGATTTGGCTAGTGGAAATTACCATGCCTAAAGCATTGATGAGCGATATTCGCACAGGCAGTGTTGAGCTAGAAGAACAAGAACTTGAATTAGATGAATTAGACAAAGAATATTATCAAGACCAAGATGAATCTGAAATTCAATCTGGCGCTGATCAAAACGCGGAAACACCTCCAACTGACCAACCAAGTGGCATAGAAAATGTACAAGCACAACCTCAACTCTAATCTTATATTTGAAACTTTAGGTTATAAAGACATGGAAGGCTTATTAAAGCCTACTATTCACGTTGATGAATTTACATCTAAAATGGGCGATGATGATGACATCATTGTTTTATCATTCTTTGTTCGTAATCCTGATGCTGCTAAAGACTTAATGAACTGGTTTGAGCGTGGATATGATTTTGTCATTGATGCTGATCGTAGTCCAGGTGAAATTAAAACAAACCGCTATCTAGTGTTTGTTGAAATTCGTCGTCGTAGTACAGCAGGTGCACATGTAAATCAATTACTAGATGATTTGTCTACCTTAACTGAATATGAACCAAAAGATTGGACAATAGTCTATGAAGGCGAAGATGTGCCATTTACACAAGAAGATTTTGAGCGAATTGTTCCATTATCACCTAAGGCATATCGTGAAGCTCACGATAAAGATTTGAATGAAGTCCGTATTGCAGCAGGTTTACCAGTAAAAAGTTTTTACGAGAAAGATGACGATATCAAGTCTATCCAATCTGCAGCCGGTATATTGTAATTTATTTTACTGAATCAAATATTTTCTTTTGTTCTGTATACCAGTTATTCCACGCATCTACTTTGTAACTACATTCATGGTATTTGCCATAATTTGTAGTTACACTAGATATTAAAACACTTAGTTTATCAGTTATAGGCGCAGCGGTAAGTTGCTCACATGCTGTTGTTAATGACACAGGCGCATCTGGAAAATTTCTTGCTACTGGTGTTGCGACACATCCTGTCAATAATAAAGATAAAATTATAACTGATTTCATTTCTTAACTCCCACTAATGCTGCTTGATTTAATATGTCAATAGCCACAGGATCAACTTTACAAGTTAAGTCAAGTTTAGCAGCATTCTTGTTAATACGATTTTGAACTACATATTGAACTTCTTTCACAACTTTAATACGATCTACATATACAGTTTCAATTTTACTATTAGCTTCAGCAGCAGCTTTTTCTGCCTTTGCTACTTTTATCTCAAGTTCAGCGACACGAGCTTTCCACTTGGCTTCATTGACAATTCCACCTTCCATCCAAACTGAAAATATCATCACCACTACACTGATCACACGAATAATTTCTACATTTGCTGAAATAAACGGTACCATTTTAAGAATATAACAAGCACCAAATGCTAGTATACTAGATAATAGTAGTAAGTGATAAACAAAGTCCGGAATAAAAGATAACAACCACATCATTACTATGCTCCTAAAACTTCTAATGCGTGATTATAATGTTTTTCTCTATCAGCAAGACCAATTACTCCACCATTAATACGTTTGGTCATATTCAATATGTCACCAGAATCAGCGTATTGATTAAGGTTATTTGTTTCCCAAAACCAGCAAGCACTTTGTACAGCACCTTCGAATGTTGCTAGGTATTCTGGCAATTGCTCGACAGGAGTTTCTATACTTTCAGCAAATTGTGTATAATTGTCTTTGCCTGTTAATTGAATAAGACCCTTACCTGCGTAACGCCATCCATCACCACTAGATTCTGGGCCGTTACCCATTCTGTCACAATACGCACGATTAGCTATGCGTTCCGGATTATGTGCATATTGTTCTGCTATATCAGGCGGAAAACGACTAGGCCATACTCTGGTCAATGATGCTGCTGTATAATTTAAGTTTTCTTTTAATGCTGTGAAATTAGCACTTTCATGGGCACATTGTGCTAGAAAAGCAGCCACTCTAGGTATTGTGTTGATTTCATAATCAGGCAATATGCGTGATAAAGCATTATACCAGTCTGTTACGTATGGATTATTAGGTATAATCTGTGCCAGTTGCTCTGGCGTAAAGTTGAATGCAAATCCTTGACTCATTTAATTTCCTTTATTTTTTAGATGCTAAATTACCAAACTCGGCTTCGGCACGACGAGTAGCTGGACCAGTAATACCGTCTGCTGTAATCTTAGCTCCTGCAGCGATTAGCTCTCGTTGACGTTTTTGAACAGCAGGATCAAATCCATATGGTTTAGCAGCAGGTTTAGTAGGAACCTTGGTAGGTACTGGTGTGCCGTCATATTTCTTGTGTACTTTAATAGTACGGCAAGTCTGCTTAGTTGTTCCGTCTTTATTTAATACAACATGCCCAGATTTGTCTTTAACTGGAGTACATACTTGTTTTATTTCAGCAGCATTGACAGAAGCTGTTATGCCTAATATAATTATTGCTAATAGAGTTTTCATTGTTATTCCTTATAGTGGAGAATCTACTTGTGCTGCCGGACCCGGTTTGTTTGTATTCATTCCATTATTAATGCCCGCTAATTTTTCTTGGGTACGTCCAAATGCGGTAACTCCCATTATGGCACCCATTGAGATGTGAAATAGACCAGCTCCTTGTAGAGTGATGGGTTGCCATTGCGTTGATACATTGCCGTTAACTAATGCTTGCATTACACTCCATAAGATTGGAAATAAAACAAAATCAAATGTACATACAAACATATACATCCATCCCATCATAGGACGCCATTTTGAATTTATCCAGTTTTCTTTTTTCGTTTCACTCTCAGATTGCAATATTTCTGACATACTATATCCTTGAATATAAACATATTTATCTATTTTTGGTGCCAAAAGCTTGACATAAATATCGTTATACTATACAATAGACCCATGACTACCTTATATACTATTACATATGAGTGATCCTTACGAAACACTTGGTGTTCCAAGGAACGCCACCCAAGACGAAATCAAAAAAGCATACAGGAAACTTGCTAGTGCAACACATCCGGATAAGGGTGGTGATACTAAAAAGTTTCAAGATATCCAATCGGCATATGCTATATTGAGTGATGAGCAAAAACGTGCTCAATATGATAATCCAGCTCAGAACGTAGAGTTTAGCTTTGGACCAGGTGGATTTGACTTCAATACCATTTTCAATATGTTTGGCGGTGGGCAAGGAGCTCCTCGCCCCGGACAGCAGCCTAGGCAAACTCAAACTCGCATGAGTTTATGGATTACATTACAAGATGTAGCAAAGGGTGGAAATCGCACAGTAAGCGTAGGCACTCAACACGGCACTTCCAACATTGAAATTGAAATACCACTGGGTATTAATGATGGAGACAATGTTCAATATGCTGGCATTGGGCCTGGCGGCACAGATTTGATCATCAATTATCGTATACATCCTAATCCAAAATGGCAAAGAAGTGGACTAACTGTAGTAACTGAACATACAGTATCTATCTGGGATTGCCTAGCTGGATGTGATGCCGAAGTAGCAGATTTACTAGGTACTCAATATACTGTAAATATTCCTCCATTAACTCCACCTGGCAGTTTGATGAGATTAAAAGACAAAGGATTGCGTAATCGGCAGGGAAAATCTGGCGATTTGTTAATAAGAGTACAAGCTAAAATGCCTAGTACAATCAGCGAAGAATTACTAACTTTGATTAAAGCAGCACAAATCAAATAATCATATTATTTGACTTTCCCATTAACCAACTATATACTAACAGTACTAAAAGGAATTTATGCAGAATAACAAAGAAATTGAACTTATTGTCAATCAGTCTATTAAGATAGCAAGAGACAAACATCACGACTATGTTCTTACTGAACATGTGTTGCTGGCGCTAATTCGACATGAGCCTTTTCGCAAGGCATTGGAAGGATTCGGCACCAGTGTGGATCTAATGGATCTAGAATTGGACTCATATCTTAACGGTCTTGTCAGTATTGCCAGTAAGAAAAAAGAAGTTAACCCACGCAAAACTAATGCCCTTGAGCGTTGTTTTAATCGTGCTATGACAGCAGTATTATTTCAAGGTCGTCGCACTATGACTACCTATGATTTATATCTTGCTATGACTAGTGAACACAACAGTCATGCTAATTATTTTCTTATGAAATATGGCGTGAAAAAACAAGAGTTCAAAGATTATTGGGATGCCAATTACAAATACGAAGAAGCTGAAATTTCATCGTCCGAGGCTGATGAAATTCTCAATGAATACTGTGTAAATCTAACTAAATTAGCTACTGAAGATAAGTTAGAACCAATGATTGGTCGTTCGTCTGAGTTAGACGAAATCATCACTGTATTAGCTCGTAAGTTTAAAGCTAATGTATTAATGGTGGGTGATCCGGGTGTTGGTAAGACTGCTATCGCAGAAGGGCTTGCTCAAGAAATTGTAAAGAACAATGTACCTACATTTCTTAACGGGCATGAAGTATGGAGTTTGGAAATCGGTTCATTGCTTGCCGGCAGTAAGTATCGCGGTGAGTTTGAAGAAAAATTCAAACAGGTTATCGGCGCATTAGAAGCCAAGAAGAATTGTATTTTGTTTGTTGATGAAGCACATACAATGAAAGGAGCTGGCGCAAGTTCGCAATCATCATTAGACTTTGCCAATATGTTAAAGCCTGCTATTACCAAGGGTTATCTTAAAGTAATCGCAAGTACTACATGGGAAGAATACTACGAATCATTTGAAAAAGATCGTGCCCTAATGCGCCGTTTTCATCGTGTGTCTATTGATGAACCTAATGCAGAAGTTACAGAACAGATTCTTATTGGACTGTCGCCACGACTTGAAACATTCCATAACGTACTGATTGATACTGATGCGATTAAGGCAGCTGTAGATCTATCCGGTCGTTACATTCATGATCGCAAGAACCCAGATAAATCAATTGACCTGTTAGATGGTGCTTGTGCTAAAGAACGTGTCAAAGACAAAGGTAATGTTACTATTACTAAAGAAATGATCATGGCACAGTTGAGCCGTGTTACTGAAGTTCCAATGGATCGTCTACAAAATGAGCGGTCAACTAACATTGTTGGACTTGAAAGTAATATTAAAGAAAAGCTGTATGGACAGGATGACGCAGTAGATTCTGTACTTGAACGTGTATACATTAACTTCTCAGGCATTGGCAACGAAAATCGTCCTATTGCCAGCTTCTTATTCTTAGGACCAACTGGCACAGGTAAAACTGAATTAGCCAAGCTATTGTCACAACATCTTGATATGAAATTGTTAAAGTATGACATGTCAGAATTTGGCGAGAAGCATACGGTTAGTTCATTAATTGGTGCTCCACCAGGTTATGTTGGCTTTGAAGATGGTAACATTGGTGGTGGTAAACTTATTAGTGATATCAGTAAGAATCCATATTCAATCTTGTTGTTTGATGAAATTGAAAAAGCTCATCCAGACGTTATTAACATTATGTTACAAATGCTTGATGAAGCACGTATTACTGGTGCTAACGGTAAAACTGTCAATCTCAAGAACTGTATCATTATTATGACCAGTAATCTTGGTGCTCGTGATAACGAAACTAATAACATTGGTTTTGGTAAATCACTTGAAAAGACAGGATCAGAAGACAAGGCAATGAAAGACTTCTTTAAGCCAGAATTGCGTAATCGTATTGATCAAATTTGCCGATTCAAGAAACTAGATACATTAGCTATTAAGAAAATTGTATTGAAGTTTGTTGAGCAGTTGCAAACAAGTTTGTCTGCCAAGAACATCAAACTCAACTTAACAGAAGCAGTGATTGATATGTTGGCTGATAAAGGTTATGATAATAAGATGGGTGCTCGACCATTAAATCGTAAGATTGATGAACTTATTCGTGTGCCACTTAGTAAGAAAATCTTGTTTGAGCGCCTAGATAACTGTATTATCAATGCTATTATGACTGATGATAAGATTGAATTTACCATTATTCCTACCGCACAAGTAGCTACTGTAGATAATTCTGGTATCATCATGTTAGGTGGTGAAACACCAGCAGTTTAAGTATAAATAATAGACTATGACAACTTTCACAAACGAAGCATTACTACCAGCCACTACATACGGAACTCCATCAGGCAACTATGATGGATCTAGTACCAGTTTTATTGGTAATGCTATTCCGGCTGCTAACTATTATGGTGGTCAGGGTTCAGCCCAGACTGCTATAATTCAATCAACCGGATTTGTGGGAGTTGTTACTATTGAAGCAACACTAAATGATTGGACACAGCAAGCACTATGGTTTGAAGTTGAAACCTATGGTAACGCCAATGTTGCTACTACTGATACACAAGCAATTAACATGCTAGGCAATTTTGTATGGCTACGAGCTAAAGTAACCGACTTTACTGCCGGTTCATTAAACTCAGCTAATGTGGTTTATTAATGAAAACTTTAGTAATTTATCCGGGCAGATTTCAACCCGGACACCTAGGACACAAATCTAGCTACGATTATCTTGTTGATAAATTCGGAGAAGAAAACGTATATGTGGCCACTAGTGATGTTACTGCGCCAGTTACTAATCCATTCAATTTTGATGATAAAGTGCAGGTATTGACCAAACTAGGCATTCCTGCTAGTCATATTGTCAAGGTGCGTAATCCGTATCAAGCACAAGAAATAGTTAAAGATGTTGCTGAGCCAGATGACACAGTATTAATTTTTGCTGTAAGTGAAAAAGACATGGATGGTGATGCTGCTAGATTTAAGTTCGGCATCAAGAAAAATGGCGAAGCTAGTTATATGCAGCCTTATCCAGAAGGTGGTAAAAAGTTAAAATCAATGGTTAAACATGCCTATGTCATGATAACTCCTACTGTTGATTTTAAAGTAATGGATGAAGATGCTAATAGTTCTAGCACTATTCGTGATTTATACACAAATGGTAATGATAATGATCGTGGATATATTATTCATGATTTGTATGGCATGGATGATTATGCTATCAGGGAATTGTTTGATAAGAAACTTGGTGTAGCTAAAAAATTAGCTGATATCGTAGTTCAAGAACCAAGTCTTGATGGCGATGTAATAGATCAACCTATGCCCGTAGTACGAAATGAAAACAAACAACACAGAGCGAAACTGGCAAAATTACTAGAATCAACCCTAGTTGCCGAAAGAGACGCAAATTTAAGCTATAGCATAATTAAAGAAGACTTAGTTCCCAACTATATTGACGAAAAAACAGGCAGAAAATTTTACTAGTCATGTGCGATAGCGTAAATATCTGTACATAATTTAATGAGGAATTTATGACAACTACACAACAAGCCGATACATCAGCGGCACCTACTACTGAAACACCAACCGCTGCGGCTGCTCCAGTAGATCAAGCTCCACAAGCAGGTCAAGTACAAGTCAACGTTGACTTCTTAAAAACAACAAGAGTACATATCTGTATGCCATGCTATGGTGGTATGCTTACTGAATCTACTTTCATGAGTTACATCAAATGGGCTAACACAGCACGACAGTTAGGCATTGATTGGACTATGGAAACAATGACAAATGAATCATTGATTTCTCGTGCTCGTAACACACTTACGGCTAAGTTTCTCTCAAATCCAGATTCAACCCACTTAATGTTTATTGATGCTGATATTGGCTGGGAGCCATGGCATTTGCTAGTCATGTTAAATCGTGACGTAGACGTTATCGGTGGATTATATCCTATGAAATCGTTACCAGTTAAATGGTGTGTCAACGGATTTGACGGCGCAGAAGAAGGTCCAGATGGTCTACAAGAAGTTACCAAAACTGGCACTGGCTTCTTGTTAATGAAGCGTCATGTATTTGAGAAGTTGAACGCTCATCCTGCTGTTAAGCCATTCAATAGTGATATCGGTCTACCACCAGAATTGAATGTTTACATGAAAACATACTTTGATACAGCTGTTCGTGAGAATCGTTACTATTCAGAAGATTGGACATTCTGTGAAAATTGGCGTGATTTAGGCGGTAAGATTTGGGTTGATAAACGTGTATTATTGCGTCACACTGGCACCTATGTGTTTGACTATGCTACACAAGATCAGTTGTATAAAGATTTACATGCGTTAGCTATGCAGAA